TTCACCCAGATGGGTTTGTCCCGATGCAGAATGCTTCAGTTGACGGATTTAACACTATGCCGAAGAACAAATTGATAGAGGACATCGCCGCGCTTGAGCGTGGGTTGGCGTTCATGCATGAATTGAAAGAAGAGAAAACAATCAAGACTAAGCCAATGTCGTTCACCGAGGCAGAAGAGTTGATTGCCGCGCATCAAGGATTGACTTTTACTGCAATCCGCGCTGTTGAGCGGTTTCACGGAATATCATGAGCACATGTTCTAATTGCGGGGGATTGATCCCGCTGCAAGGTTTGATGAATGGTGTTACCTTACCGTTCTGCAACTGCGTAAAGCCTGAACGCGCCCGAGACCCGATGCGTCCGATGTCCTTTGCTGATATTCAAGAGGTGTTTAACGTCCCTTTAACGGGAGAATGTGAAGACTCCGAGCGATTGCTCAAACTAGTACGTATGATTGAAAAGTTCCACGGCATCGGATGAACATTGCTGAGATTGTCAAGCGGGAACTCTCAAAACCCAATCCGCTAGACCACCTTCCCCCTGAGCACCGCGCGGCAGTTATGAAGCGCATGGCGTGGCTCGCAGTCGCAGGTAACCATCAAATAGAACCCGCAGGGGATTGGTGGTCAATCTGGCTGCTACTCGCGGGGCGCGGCGCAGGGAAGACCCGTACCGCAGCTGAGGAGTGCTGGTGGACAGCATGGGATCAGCCGAACATTCGTTACCTCGTCTCCGCGCCCACGTCTGCCGACGTTAGGGACACCTGCTTTGAGGGTGAGTCGGGAATCTTGAATGTGATACCGCATGAGATCATCGCGCCCAACGGTTATAAGTCATCGCTCAACGAATTGACCCTGATTAACGGCTCGCTCATCAAAGGCATTCCCGCTAGTGAGCCTGGAAGATTCCGCGGTCCACAGTTTCATCACGGATGGCTGGACGAGCTAGCAGCATGGGACTACCTTGATGAGTCGTGGGACATGATTCAGTTCGGTATGCGCCTCGGTAAGCATCCTAAGTTGATCTGCACGACCACTCCGAAGCCTAAGCCGCTCATTGTTGACCTTGTGGCTCGTGACGGTGATGACGTCGCTTACGTCTCAGCCTCAACGTATGACAACATCGATAACCTCGCACCGACGTTCAAGAAGCAGATCCTCCAATACGAAGGCACAACCCTCGGACGTCAAGAGCTATACGCCGAGTTGATTGACCCTGAGGAGTCAGGCATCATCAAACGTCAGTGGTTCAAACTTTGGCCAGCTGGGAGACCACTCCCTCAGTTTCAGTATGTGGTGCAGAGTTACGACTGCGCTACGAGCGACAAGACTATCAACGACCCGACTGCCTGCGTTGTGCTCGGCATCTTCAAACCCAGCCCAGACAAGCCGATGTCCGCCATGGTCATTGACTGCTGGACCGAGCATCTTCAGTATCCCGACTTGAGACCGCGCGTCGTTGAGGAGTATGGCTCAATCTACGGTGATGAGGACGAGTGGGGTAACGGGAAGAAAGTGGACCTCGTTTTGATTGAGGATAAGTCCGCGGGCATCGCCCTTATTCAAGATTTACAGAGGGCTGGGCTGCCAGTGCGTGCTTACAATCCAGGACAAGCCGACAAGACCACAAGGCTCAACATCGTTTCACCAATCATCGCTCGTGGCTTGGTCTACCTGCCTGAAAGTGAGAGTAAGCCGAAGGTGCACAGGACTTGGTGTGATCCGCTCGTCAATCAGCTCTGCGCATTCCCCGAGGTACGGCATGATGACCTCGTTGATGCTACCAGTCAAGCTCTGCGCTACCTACGGGACGCTGGATTCCTGACTACGGATTACATTCCCGACAACTCCGACGACTACATTGATGACACGCAACCGCGCAGAATCAACCCGTATGCCGTTTGATGAGCTATAATTTGCAGAAATCCCTTTAGGTCAATCGCATGGCTAATGATCCATTCTCATCAGTAAACGTCACAGGCATAACTGACGCCCAACTCGCAGCAATGCAGAAAGCTGGGGAATTAGCGGGTCAAAGCGGCTTAGGAGTTCAAGCCCCCAGCGTTGATGAGATGCAATACGCTACTCAAGTAGCTTCTCCTCAGTATCAAACCAATTACCCTACTCCCGCGCCCAGCCCTTCAGTTTTGGATTCATTACCGACTCTTGATGAGGCTGCTAATTACCTCGCTAACCTTCCCGTTCAAGCGCAACGCCTGTTGACCAATCCCGCCGCATTTACAGAGATGCTAACGGGTAAAAACCCATTACCTGAGCAAACTGGCTTTGCAGCTTCCGCTACTGGCTTGCCCGCTCAGAACCCGAACTCATTGTTCACTCCTGCGGGCATGGCGTACAATACAGGTTACGAATCTGGCGAGCCTGTTTCAATCGCGGCGATGGGCACTCCTGCCCTCGCGCCCGCTGGTCGCTTCCTCGGGAACGCCGCTGGCGAGCGTATTATGGCGGGTAAGCCGTTAATCCCAGGAACCAATACCGACTTCTTGAATCCGCAGATCATGTCTGCCGTCAAGAACAAAGGCGGGAACTGGGCGCAGTCAGATATGCCTCGTCTTGATTCACTTAAGTATCCGATTCAAAACGTCGGTAACGGTACATTTGACTTTGTACGCGACAATGTGAACCCAGCTAAGGTTGCTGAACATCTTGAACAGTTGAAGCAGGTTGGCTATAGTCCTGAGCAAATTAAACACGTTGAGAATGAAATCGCACTCAACAAGTGGGTAGACACAAAAATCAAACCTTACGTACGCAACGAACTTGCTACCCCGAATGATCCCGTGCTGGCGTTGCATGAACAAGGTATCAGTCACATACCTGACATTGGCACTCAAGATTTTGAACCGATCTTCTGGCTCAAAGAGCAAAGACAAAAGGCGGGTATGCCTGCTTCTGGCTTTGCAAAAACCCCAGCGGGTAAAGACTGGGAGAACCGAGCAGACCAAGCAATTCAAAGTAAGAGTGCTGGCATGCACATCAAACAAGGTGAGAGCGCCAGCGCATACGACACTGCTAAGCGCACATTGATGAACAATCCTTGGATTAGGAATGTTCCACCTGAGACTCCAATCCATCATATCAGTTCGAACGTTGACCGTCTTGGGTTTGAGCATTTAACCGATGAACTCAAAAACGCAATTAGTCATAACTCTGACCTGCCTGAGCATTTACGCATCAAGCCCGAAGCACTAGACAAGATGACCGTGCCGCATGCCGTCAAGCATGTAGCAAAGATCAATAAGTATCGCGCTGAACAGATGGAGAAAGCTGCAAAAGATACACTCAAAGACTTCCCAATCGTGCATGAAGGTGGTAACGGATACAACATACATGAGTTGAAGCTGCCTGAAGTTGGACCTGAATACAAGTTTGAGAAGATTGAGGGTAACAAGAATCATTACTGGAAGATCACAGACCCCGAGGGTAATGTCCATGCCGCCACAGGCACAACCGAAGAGAATGCTCGCCGCCAGTTTGCAAACTCTACTACGGGCGGCAACTTTGATAAGCTAGACAAAGCTCTCAAGAACGAAGGTGAGCAGATGGGTCACTGCGTCGGCGGTTATACCGACTCCGTGGCTGATGGTAGCTCCCGCATCTTCTCATTACGTGATGACAAAGGTGGAGCGCACGCTACTGTTGAAGCCAAGCCGAAGATTTTAGATTACAATCCTAAGCATATCCCGCAAGACGTTCAAGATCAAATTGCTAAGTATGCTCATGCTGAAACCATCAAAGCGGGTTATCCTGAAGGCTCAATAGGTTGGCATCATCACTTAACTGGCACTCAGATTCAAGAAGGTGAGAAGTATCTCAAGACTCATCCAGTGATGGACATCAAACAGATCAAGGGTAAAGGTAACGGCGCAGTCTCTGATAAGTATCGCGAATACATTAAGGACTGGCTCAATAAAGAAGCAGATAAAGTTTATAGCGCTAATGACTTAGACAACATCGGGGTGATTGACCTCAAGAACGGAATCATACGTCGTGAGAATCTAGACCCAAAGATTGTTAAGGC